TACAAATACTTTGTCTTCTATTAGTGATTTTACTTCATACCATTTATTTGTTGTGTCAGAAAATTCTGCTGATGTTGGATTACCAGCAAATGTTGTACCTTCTTTATGTATAACACTTGTAATACCTAAAACATTTTGTTCTGGTAGATATAATTTTAAAAAAGGTTTTTGGTCTACTGAACTAATCACTCTTCTGAATATTCTTGTAACACCATTTATAACCGCTTCTCTTTTTACTATTGTATAAGATATCAATCTATTATTACCGTCAAAATTTGGAATTTTTAATCTGTTTGGTTCTCCTTTACTATTAAAAGGGTTTGAAAAATCTATGTCTTCAATTGTTTCAAAAGATTGTCCACCGCCTGAAACCTGAGCACCTGATTTTAAAATACCCAAATATCTCTCATCTTCTTTATCACCTCTAACCGGTACATTTATTGAAAAATCACATAAAGCAACTGAGGGTCTTACACCAGGTAATCTTATTCCATATGTTTTTGCTATATGAAATAAAGATTGTCTTTGTTGTGCAAAATCCAACATTGTTTCCTGCCAAACTCTATCAATATGAAAATGTAAATTATCAGCAACCGCAGCATTAATATCTAACAATACGGAATATACCGATGCGTCGTTGAAGTTTTTTATTAATTCGGGATAATAATCTTTAGTTAAAGTAACTAACTCGTTTCTTAAACCAGCGAAATCCCTTGTTGCGTATGATATTTTTTTACTCATCTTATATGTTTATAATTACAAAGTCACTTGTTGAAAATGCACCGTTATTAACCGTATAATCGATTTTTACTTTGGCTGTATATGGTTTACTACTTAAATTTGAAACTCTGAATAATCTCTCGTCTTCGGTCTCTGAAAATGTTTTTACGTCCTCATCGGGGTCGTTTTCAGCTGATACTATATCAATTGAATTGATATCTAAATTTGGTATATATTTTTTTACTCCTTCCCTAATTTCTTCTTCGATAAGATTAAAGGTCACTATATCGTTTTGTTCGAAAATATATTCGTATATTCTTGTACCAAAATCGGGTAAGTAATATCTACTACCTTTTCTTGTCAATAAAAGATGTACCAAATTAGCTCGGACTTCTCTTTCGGGAATCTCCGTCATACTCAAATAATCACCTTTCTGACTTTCTCTGAATGGAAAATCTATACCATACGTTACCGCCATATGATATAAATATAGATAATGTAAAAATGGTTATGAATCCTCTTTCAATTTACTATTACCTTTAATAAGGTGAGGAGGGTCATAAGGACAATTTGCACAACCATTGGAACAACAAAACCCTCTCTTCTTTAAAAAGAAAGAAGTCAGGACCATAAGCCCCGACTTCTCATCTATATAGTAATCTACTCCTTCCTCTAGTTTCATTATATTTTAGTAATCTCACATGACGCACCTGAACAAGCCATAGCAGCAAAGTCACTAACGTCTTTATATTGTGGTTCATCTAAAATTTCACCGAAATTCACTTCTTTGAATTGACGAGTGATAGTTTCCCATTTGTAGAACAAATGAACGTCTTTTAAACAATAAACCATCTTTCTTAAATCATTCTTAAAGTAATTCTTTGCAAATTTCTTGGCTCTTGAAATCCAATATTTTTTCAACAATACTTGTTCTCTTGTTCCTGTGATTGGAATTGAGTCGTCTAACAAAGTATCAGTTGCTAACCATAAGTTATCATTGAAATAGTGTAAACCATCAATTATTAAACCTGACGCCAAAATTGAACCTTTACCGTAAGTTTCAACGATTTCTTCTAAATTAAGAACTGATGTAAATGGTGCTTGGTTGAAGTCCTTATCTCCATAGTCTGAAATGAAACTTACTGCGGTAAAGAAATCTCTTTGTTCCCAAATGTAGTCAACAATTGCATCTTTATCGTCGATAATAACCGTACAAGATGTATTGTGATTTACCGGCATGTATGTACATAATTCAGGATTAGTTCCAGCATTAACCCAATGTTGTTGAACCAACTTAATTAATTCAAGATGTTTAATACCTTTCATATCTTTTTTGAATAAACCATTTTTAGGATTTTCAACTGGTACAAATACAACATAGTCACTTTTGGTTGAACTCCATACACTTTCTTCCAATAAGAATGGCATATTTTCTGTTAACCATTTAGCGGTATTACTTTCTTTATTCAATTGCATAATACGGAAGTACTTTTCAGAATGTTCAGGATGAATGCCTGACGCAGTTCCTAACACAACAGACGCATTTCCTGAAGGTTTAACACATGTTGTTCTTGCGGCTTGATTAATACCAATAACCGCAGCGACTTCTTTGTTTGTTGATTTAACCATCTCAGCACCTTCTTCCAATAATTCGGCATTGAATAATTTTGGATTATTCATCCAACCTGTAATACTAACACCTAATAACGCTTCTCTTTCGAAAATCTTTTTACTCACTGGTCCCAAATACGGGAAGTTAGTGTAACCCGCTTGTAATGTTCCTAAAATAGACGCGTCTTTACAAGCTTTTAAAAATTTATCTTTTGTTGTACACTTCTCAGCATTAATTTCAGTTAAGTTACAACCTTGTATACCAAATTTTTCTTTGTTATTTTTAACATACTCCTCAACATCGTCATAATGTATTTTACCAAAATCAACATTGTCTAATACCGGTATTTTTAAAATTTCAAAACAAGGATTGAACATATCAAACCAACTATTTGCAAAAACGAAACCAATGTCATTTGCTCCATCGTTAAGTTTTACTAAATAATCAAATTGTTCTTTCTTAACTTCACTTCTTAATAATAATACTGAATTATTACTTCTACCTCTTTGTGGGTTTTCCATTCTCCAATTTCCTGTCTTAGCATGAATCATTTCATCATCGTTAGGGTCAACAATCATATTTAATGCTGAACGTCTAACTCCACCTGATAATACCGCGTCTGCAGAATGACAGATAATATCAAATGCTAAAATTGGTCTAATCTTATTACCTTCTGTTGAAATCCACTTTTCAATTAATGCTTCAATTTTTTCTAATGATTGTTTCAAACCTTCATGGCCCGGCGCTTTAAATCCTCCACTTATGAACGAACCTTTTTCTCTAATCAATGAATAATCAAATTTAACCTCATATCCTGCATATTCAGGGAAAGGTTGATTATCAACAAAGTAAGATGATAATAATACACCTAGTGAATCTGCCCAACCTTCGATTGAATCCTCAATATAAAAAGTTTTAGTACCTAAAGTTCTTTTTTGGATTTTACTTAAATTATTTACAAATGGAATTAATAAACCTCCACCGAATCCACAACCAGATAATGCAAGATAGAATATCTCTTGGAATACTCTATTACGTGCAATATGTCCTGACGTACAGTTAAACATTCTTGTGTTGTGTTTCATTATCTGTTCGTGTCTGTACTGTAAATTTCTTTGTGACGCTAACACTGATTGTTCTTTCATACTCTCAACGGCACTTTGTAAATATGGTTCAATGTTATCTTTGAACTCAACATATTTTTTTCTATGACCATCAATTATGTTTTCACATGCGTCTTCCCATGTTTCATACCTGTTTTCTTCTTTCAACCATTTGAAATAATCTGAGTGCAATTTAAGATCACTCAGAAACTTTTTACCTTTCTGCATTTTTAAGTTTCTCTTTTATTTTTTGTTTATTTTATTAGTGCCTTTTTTTCTTGGGCTTTCTTATAGATTTCAGCCGTTCTATTAGCCCTCTTTTGAACCTCTTGTTCTTCATGACCAAGAAGTGTATTTTGTGATTCAGTATCAATAAGTAGATATTCGTTATTGAACTTACAATTTTGGAATACTACACCGTCTTTACCGATACGTGATTTAAGTAAAGTTAGTGTTGCTAAGTTGTGTTCTTTTTGTTCTAATGTTTTACCAATAGATAATATAACGTGTGCAATTTGTGCCTTTTTAATTGAACCACCCATTTGGTCTCCTGTAACAACTTCAGACGAAATTGATTCACGATTACCTTGTGTTGCTGTCCATATTGCCATATTAAACTCAGTGGTCATTGATTCTAAACTTCTCATTACCGAACCCTCACCTTTCCATTCTTCACCGTTTGTTGATTTTTCAGATGAAATACAATCAACGTAGTCAATGATAAGTAAATCAATTTTATTTGTACTTTCTGAATTAATTTTTCTTAACTTATTTTTAATCTCAGAAATTGTAACATTATCACTTGCAAGTTTTAAAAGTTTTAAACTTCCTTTTGAACGAGATTGTGCTTCATCCACTTTTTTCTTAACCTCATCTTTAAATTCAGGTTGTTCGTCAGGTGCAATGTCAGACCAAATTGTATAATGTTTTCTTTTTATATTACCCGGATTGTCTTCAAAAAATATCTGTACAACATTATAACCTAAATTAAAAGCAGTGTTTGCAAATTTTGTCAATAAAGTTGTTTTACCCGTTCCAGTTGGTGCCAATACAACACCTAATTCACCAATACCCAACCCACCTTTTAGAAGATTGTCAATACCTACAATTCCTGTTGGTAGTGGGTGTCTAAAATCTTGTTCCAAAGCTTCGTCAATTCCGTGGAATACATCGGTTGTTTCATCATTCGAAATACCTACTTGTAGTGCCTTTTGAATGATTTGTTCGATTTTATTATAAGCCTCAAATTCACCACTCTCAATTATACTCTGTACACTTTTTAACTCTCTTTTTAAGTTTTGTTGTTTACAAAAGTTTAAAGCTGTGTCTTTAACATACTCAATTTGTTGTTCGTTATTTTTTATTGCCTCTAAAGTGTCTATGTTAATTTTAGCTGTTTGTGTACCAGCACCTTCGGCCATAATTTTCTGTGCCAACGTATTGTAATCGGGAATTTTGTTATAAGTTTTATATAATTCCTTCATGTTTTCCATGATAAACTTAAAAGAATTATTATCAAAAAACTTACTTTCAATAACATCAATAATTGTTTCACCATATTTTTTATCTTCAACAATTGCTTTAATAAGTGACTGTTGAAATGAAAATCCTAAATAACCAAAATTCCTTTCTTCCATAAATTTTTAAATATATTAGTTTTTGTAACTTAAATCATGATTTAGATAAACTGTCTCCAAATCATCTGAAGATAAAATGTCAGTTAAGTCTGACAAAATGATCTTCAATTTTGGACGAATATCTACCGTATACCTTGCCTTTGGGTGATAAGGATATGCGGGAAATATTCTTGAAATAAATACGTCGTCACCCATCTTAATTTCCAACAAAAAATGCTCTTTTTCTTCATCTAACTTATCTTCCACATTTTCGGAATTTAGGATATAATTTAGATTTTCACATAGATAATTGGAACTTTTTATTTTCAAATCTTCCTCAATTTGGTCACAAATATTTTTTACATAATAGTGAAGGTCCATTGAACTTCTTGATTGCTTATAATGGTCTCTTACATTGAAATATCTTTGACATACAATGTTACCTTCTAAAGACAATAAAAACTCGAATTTCGTGATGTTTTCTTGATTTTGGTTTTCTCTAATCATTTGATTTAATTTTAATTGGTTTTGTTTTTATTTTATTTTTTTCTTTTCTTGTTAATCTCAGAAAGGGGTCTAAAAATTTAATCCATGAATCGTCTGATTTAGGTAATACATTGAATATACCATCGTCGGTCATCATTTTCATCGCGTTTTTATACGACCTACCTTCTTGGTCTAAATTTTCATTTATTAATAATAATATGATTTCTTTCGCCTCTTCGGTTAAAAAAGGCTCATCTAAACTTACAACACGGTTATTCAAATCGAAAAATTCATCACCAAAAACACCGTGTTTCGTGACACCAGTAATTAAATTTGTTACTAACTTATTGTGTTTATCTTGTTCAAATAAAACCTCACTC